GGCGCGAAGGGCGGTGATCTGGTTGAAGATGCCTTCCATGGCCTTCACGGCGGTCAGGCCCGCAGCCGTAACCACGGCGGTAGCGAGGCCGGAGCGCTGGAGGATACCCGTGACCTGCGGTGCCGTGCCGGTGCCGTTGAGAAGCTGGTCCTCTTCCTTGCGCTGGATGCCGAACACCATGCGGTTTTCCAGGTACGCCTTGAACTGCTCGGCATCCTGGAACATTTCCACGGTGGGCTTGGCGATGTTGGCGATCTTGCCGACGTTGTCCTGACGGCGAGCCAAGGTCAGGTCAAGCTGCGGGATCGCTCCCTTTTCCAGCACAACGCCAGTGAGATCCTGGAATGCAGACTCAATGACGTAGCTGATCGAGGACGAGGACGTGGTGCCCTGAGCCAGCAGATCAGCAACGGTGAGCTTCTGGAACTTCAGCGGGACGATGCCCGGCAGGAGCTGCGGGGCTACAAGCTGACCAGCAAGACCAGCGCCACCGGAGAATGCGGGGATGATGCCTTCATCGATAGTTGCTGCGGCCTTGACCTCGACGGTTGCACCATGTGCGCCGCTAAGCATCGACTTGTAGGCGCCGGACTCGATGACCTGCTTGGCGAAGGAACGGGTTTCGCCCTTCGGTGCAGCCTTGACCTCAGCCTCTGCGGGGGCTTCCGCTCCACCAATCAGGCGTGCGGCCTGTTCGTGCAGGGCGATGGTGTCAGAGAAGCCCTTCAGGTCAGCCTGGTAGGCGTCCAGACGGGTCTTCTTTTCTGCGTTGGTCAGGGATGCGTCCTTGAGGACTTCCTGAGCCTTGGTGCCGAGCGTCGCCATAGCGCGCTTGGCTTCGATAACTGCCGACATGGCAGTCTCCTTTCAGGTTTTGGGCACAAAAAAACCGCCCGGTCAGGCGGTCAGTTCAGGTCCGAAGATTGGTTAGATGAATTGCGCGGCTTGAATCTGGAGAGTGAGCTCTTCGAGACTCTTGACCGTTACTGCGTCAGAATCAGCGTCAGCAACGGGGGCGGACCTCACGCCGGCTGCGGGGGCCACGGGGGCGCCGGCTGCGGGGGCTTGGTCTGCGCCGGAAGCGGCGGCATCTTCATCTGGATCCGGGATACCAAGGGCGTCCAAGAGTTCGTCCACGGTCGCGTCAGCGGCCTGGACGAGTGCTATCGCCTGCTGAACTTCGGCAGGCAAACTTGTGAGATCGGCGGCGGAGAACAGGTCAATGGCCTCATCAATCGCGGCGTCAACGGCTGAGATGAGCGCAACCGGGTCGGTAGCGTCTTCCGTGTCGGCATCCTTGCGGGTGAAGGACTTAGCCGGTGCCGCGCAATCGGCACCAAGCGCGGCGGCGTCGTCGTGGATGCCCTGAACCTTCGCGGCATCCGCGGCGCTGTTACGCGCACCAGCCTTCGCGGCCAGGGACTTACTAGACAGGATCTTCGCCTCACGGTTAGAAGGTATGGCAACCATGGCACCGTTAAGTAGCTCCCGCTGCGTGACGGTAGCGCCGTCCTTCTGCGTCTTCTCCGTCATGAAGGCAACTGAGGTGGTCCTAATATGGCCCTCATTGACCAGAGTCCGAACATCCTGTGCGCGGGGCAAGCTGGAATAGGTGCCCTTCACAATCAGATTGCCCGTTTCCGGGTCAATGCTCGGAACTCCGGATCCGATAGTCTTCTCAACACTCATTCCATGGTCGACATCGAAGGTGATGTGTTCCGGCAGTGGCATCTTCCACTCGTCGGGGAGTAGCGTGTCGCCGTCCCTATCCTTGGTGGGTGCCGATAGGATGACCTCGAACGAGCCAGGGAAGGCATCGTCTGGGCCTGCGGGCGCTATATCGGCGTCCTTGGTTACGATGGTCATAACTAGCCTTCCTTGGAAAATTCGAGTGTGCAGGTACATCCGGCCACTTCATCCGCGCCCATGGATGGATCGCCGGGGCCATTGCCGCCGTTGCTGAAGGTCTCATTGAGCCCCACAGTTTCGCCACTCATCGCCTCATGCGACGGGCGGGCATTCGCAGACGTGACAACCCATGTCTTAGTGCGGGCATCGGACTGGCGCGCCGCAACCTGAGACGCAAGCCCACCAACCGACGCAACACGCGAGGTCGCAATCTGCACCACACGGCCGATCATGTAAGCGGCAAACAGCGCCTTGATACCGTCCAGCCCGTCAGCGCCTTCTATCTGCGCCGCCGTGGTTTCGTTGATGTTCGCCGCAGATTCCTCGGCGTCTGATTCGATCCAGTCCGCGATGTCATCCGGGTTGTATTCGCCGCCAAGGTCCGCTGCGGTACCGTCGCCAATCGCCTTAGATGTCGCATTGGATAGTGTCAGCAGCAGCGTGGCGAGATCGCCATTCCATGCGGCCGGATCAAACACGCTGGCATCCTTCTGCCCAGCCTTCGCCAGTACAGCGTCCTGCTGCTCAGTAAAGAACTTGACCAGCGCGTCAGTGTGTTCCCTGACAAGCTGTTCACGGACGGCTGGCTTATTGGCCTTGAAGCGTGAGATCCGGCCCATGATGGAACGAACCGTCAGACCTTTTAGGTCTGCGCTCTTGGCTGGTGTTAGTGGCGTCGGGATTAGCGTTCCGTCAGTGGCGACCTGCGCGGCTACATTAGCACCCAAGGGCACTAGCGCGGCATTAGCGTAGATCTTGTTCATCTCGGGATCCTCAGACAAGGACTCGCCAATAATGGCGCGCCCCTCATTGCCCGTGACCAGACCGGCCTGACGTGCAGCCAGCGCCTTGTCTACCCGCGTCTCATAGTCACCGCGCAACACTTCGGACATGTCGAACTCGACTTCACGCTCACCGGGTGCGTAGAACTCTGAGCGCAGCGACCTGTCAATCGTTGATTCAATATCTTCAAGTCGCGGGCTCATCGTGTCCCGATACATGGAACGCATCTGCTCGGTAATGTTTGAGAACGTCGCGTGGTCCAGGATGTGAACAACGGGCGGGGGAACATCAAAGACCATGCAAACCTCTTGCATGTTCAGCTTGCGCGATTCGATGTACTGCATTTCTTCGGCATTGAGTTGAATAATCTGCGCGTTCATGCCCTCTTCGAGAACATTCGTTCCACCCATATTGTCCGCGCCGGCATGACGGGCATCGAACGACGCTTTCAGCCGGTCAGACGCACCCTGAGACAGTTCGCCGGGGTGCGTCAGGATCACAGACGGACGGGCGCCACGCTTCCACCACGACTGTGTTGCGCGCCGTGATGCATCCTCATTCAGCAGCGTTGTACGCAGCGGCTCAAGGCGGGACATGCCGCGCATCAGCGATTCCGGGTTGTAGCGCAGGAATGCTACAACGTCAGTCTCAGGAGCATGCAGGATGCCCGCTGACGCCACACCGAGCGTGAAAACGTACTCGACATTGCCTTCCATGTCGCGGTGGACCATCGTCCGGGCCGGGTGCATCGGAAGCAGTCCGGTAACCTGACCTTCACCATTGCGGACCTTCAGCCAGAACGCTTCCCCATAGACCTCATAGGTCGCAACGGTCCAGCGGTAAAAGTTGAACGGCGACATCTCCGGGCAAGGATTGGCAACGAGCTTAGCGAACACAGAAGCAGTATCTACGACGCGGCCAGTAGCTGGGGTGTTATCCCATACCTTGACCGTTAGCCGCGCAGCAGAAGCAGCGATCTTGTCAACCACCGTGGCGATGGATGGCTGAGCCTTATACAGCGCGCCATAAGTCGCCGTGATCCCGGAAAGGTTCAGCCCATTCGTGGCATAAAAGTAGCCGTTCGACAGGGAAGGCGTCGTCTCACCAAGAGCCTGCGCCGCGAACCCCAAGGACTTACCACCCGAAACAATCACGGCCTACCTCCGGGATTCTGCATGTAGGCGATCTTTTCGCGGGGCAAGTAGATGTCACCATCAACCGGCACGGATTCCTTATCACTGACGGCATGTGCGCCCACCAGCTTCACGCTGTTATCGTCAGCATCAGCAAGCAGACCGTCGAACGCCTCGCCAGTTGTGAGAGTGACCACGAACCGCTCTAGATGTGCCGCACGAAGCAGCCTGTCCTTGCGGTTCATGGGGACTCCTAGATAGTCAAAAGGTCGGCGTCTTCATACTTGGAGCGCTTCTTTACTACGGCCCCGTGCACGAGGAAGCAGCCAGTAGCGCCCGTGACAGCAACCAGCGGGGAAGCATCATTGGGGGACTTGGCGCGATCCCAGAAGAAAGCGTCACCGGATGGTTTAGCCACGGCGGTAGAGGCCGCGATGTCAAGGATCGGCTGGCCTAGATGACGCAGCGTTGGCTGGACATCCTCAGGCGGGATCGGGTGCCCGTCCGCGTCCTTCTCAACCCCGCGCACCTGGTCATAAAACACGCCCGTCCACTTGGACAGATCAGACCCAGACCAAGGGAACAGACTCAGCTTGTCGATCTTCTCCAGCGTCTCAAGCAGCGACGACACCGGAGCGCCGTTGGCCTGCAAAGTCACGCCCACGAGATCCGGGTCATCCATGCGCCGCTGAGTCGAACCCTCAGGAGCCGACGTAAGCCAATCCTTGACCCATGCATGACCCGAGCGGGAAGCGATAACCTCAACATGCAGGTTGCCATCCTCGCGCCGGCCAGCAACGCCGATATGGGTTGTGGTTCGGTCATGGGAAGTGTCAAGGCAGAGCGCATACTTACCAACGATGGACGATGACCGATCAAGCGCCTTCTGCCACCGCCCCTCAGTGAACGGGCCGTCAGCCGTCGTGTCAAGCCACTGGCAAAGACACTCGGTACGGAAGATACCCTCAGGGTCAGTGCGGGCCGCAGACGCAATAGCCTTCTCTGTCAGCGTGTAGCCAAGAGACGGGTTAGCCTGGGCCCAGCCGTCACGATCCCAGATCGAAACGCCAGGGGAAGCGGACCACTCGAACAACCCGAGCGTATCGCCGTCCTCTTCGTCATCAGCCTCAGGAGTGACGCCCACATCATCAAGGCCATCCGGGTTGCCCAGCGCCGTATGCGCCAGCTTGCGGAGGAAGCGCAGGACGATGCTCGCGGCGTCACCAGCATTCGAAGCCGCCCAGACCTGAGCATAGAACCGGGCAAGCGTCGTCTTCGTGACAGCAGACCATGAATCCCAGTTGGTGTGCTCGCGGAGTTCGTCCATGAGGACCAGGTCACCGGACAGACCACGGCCACCCTTGCGATTCGCCGCGGCTACCTTGTAACGTTCGCCGGATTCAAGCTCCAGAGCCTTCTTGCCGTTGACCTTGACAACCTTGGAGATTTCCTCAGCCAACTCCGGGACGCCCTCAGCGAGGTCCACCGTGCCGGCCCACTGCTCTTCCGCAATATCCAAGTTCTGCGCCGTGCCGATAACCAGCTTCGCGCCGTCAACATACATCCGCCACAGGCTAAGCACCTGCATTAGTGTTGATTTCCCGTTCTGCCGAGCCACCAGCAGGACGATGGTACGGAAGCGGAAGGATCCATCCTCATTCAATTCCAGCGCGTGAAGCAATAACCATTTCTGCCAAGGCAGCAGGTTGATCCTCAGGATGTCCTCGGCAAATGCGATGCACTCAAAGCCCTTGGAAGTCTCGGCGGTCAACTCACGCAACGGTGGAGTGAAGACGCGGGGAGTCTCAGAGCCAAAGCGCTTAGCCTGTTTCGGCGGCGTCATGCTTACCGCCTCTCACCAATCGCATCTGCGCCAGCTTGCCCTTCGCGTCAGACTCGCCAACCGTCACGCCACGGGAAGCAGGTGTCAGCTTCAACGCCTCGCAATACTTCAGGAATGTGGGGATGGAAGTGTTGTCATGCAGTGGGATCGGAAGCTTAGCGCCATCCTCACGGTCATCCATTGCGGCGTCGACCACGGCATCCCAGTTATCAATCTTGGAAGCCAGTGCACGCAACGCAGCGACCGCGCCATCGTCGAGGGCTGTCAGGTGCGTGGCCGCTGAGATAGACCGCTCTAGACCGTCCTGAATGTCAC